GAAGTCCGATGAAATGTCCGCGACCGCTGCGCCAGCACCAGCGCCATCGCAGTAAACAATGCGGGACTCGCCGTTTGGAACGGTGACATTGGCACCCGAACCCTGTGAAATCACAGCGTCCTGACCAGAACCGTTCTTGATGAAGTACAACTTCTGCGCGTCATTCGGCGCAACGGTGATGGTGTTCGTACCAGAAGGAGAACCGCCCAAAACCAGAACCTTGAACATACCGTCCGACAATGTGCCGTCCGATGTAGTTAAAGTGTGCGTCGTACCCGTGAGAGTAATCGACCCAACGCCGTTCGTAATACGGTCAATAATGTCAAAGTTTGTGTTGGTTGACGTACCCCATGTACCGGACTCGTCACCTGTGGCGATTTTCTTAATACCGCCGTTTGTTGTATAAGTAGCCATATCGTTATCCTCTAAGCTGCTATCTCTGTCCAAACGACGGTGGCGTCTGGATCGATGTTACTCCAAACTAGCACAGATCCTACGACTCCGCTAGTCACTAAGCCAGTAACACTAACAACAGCGTCACCTTCTACTGCAGGGTCCGTTACTTCCCCAGTTGCGAACACGCCGCTTACGAAAATTCTTGCGATGCCTTTGGCATCGACCTGACCTACTTCCCCGTTCGGTGCAATGCCGTCGGGATAAACATTGGCATCGCCCGTCATGTCGAACTGACCAACCTCGCCAACCATCTGAGGTGCGGTGACGGGAACATCTATTCCCGTGCCGCCTGTCACAAAGACAACAGTCAGAAGACCGTCATTTGTAAAAGTGGTCGAACCGTTCGCCCCGTCAAAGTGCAACAGAATTGGTGTGTACTGATCGGCAGTAAACGCAGATGTCGCGGGAGTATACCCTGTTGTATACCGGGCTATGCTTGATGCACGGAACTCGTCTATATTGCCATCAAAGGCTTGATAACCCAGACTGGTCTGACTTGCTCCCAGAACGAACTGTCTATCCGAATAGTCCGTAGCAGACAGAGTTCTACTTCCGACATTAACGCCGTCCAAGAACAAAGAGTGGTTCGTGCCGTCTCGAACAAACGAAACGCTGTGCCAAGTGTTGTTGGTTACAGATCCACCGATTCCATACGCAGTACCGTTGATAATCAGGTTAGCAAAACCCGAAGCAATGGTGATTAGAATCCCGTTGGACCCTGAAATACGGTTGTCGAACAGAATGTAGTTGCCCGTCTCGACATTCCCGCCGCGGAACCAGAACTCAACCGTGAAGTCCGCGTCACCCCAGAACACGTTATTATCCGCTCGGATGTAGTCCCCGTTTCCATCAAGCAGCAGGCTGGCTGAACCGAACTTAGATGCTGCGGTGGAAAGTGCCGCGTCTCCAAAGCCTGTAAACGTATTGAGATCTTCTTGGTTCTTGATAGGCATTGTAGCCTCAAGACCCGTTTCTGGCACGTTCGCATCACCCGTAGCCGTGACCGCATTGACTTCGCCAATCGCTGCCGCTGGAGTAATTGAGACACCCCAAGCTCCGTCGCCCCAAGCAAATCTGCCCCAACCATCGAAACGAACAGTTGCACCTGCACCCTCGATCACAGTGACCGAACCTACTTCGGAAGTGTCTTCGACACCCGTTGGGTTAACCACTGCATCGGCTGCAATAGAAACAGAGCCTACGCCACCAGTAGCCTCAAGACCCGTCTGCGGGATGTTCTGATCAGTAATAATAGTGACAGAGCCGAGTGCTGCGGTCCCGACAACACCTGTCGGATTTGCAACCACTCCCTCTGCAGGCTTCGCCTGACCCACTTGGCCGACTGCGGCATCGACACCGCCCACTATTACTGGGATGGGAGAGCCAAAAGCCTCCTCACCCCAGTAACCTCGACCAAAACCTGAGACTAAAGCCACTAGATGGCCCCCTTACGCGATACGGATGATTGCGTTAGATGCGTCTGCTGTTGGGAACACGATCTGAAAATCCCCTGCTGTAGAGGATTTGTCTGAACCAAAGTCCAAGACAACAACAGTATCTGTAGTGCCTGAACCGCCACCTGTTTGCGTGTTGTAGATCAACGCGCCACGAGCAGTGATCGTCGCAGACGTAAACGTGATGTCGTCGAAGTCTGTAAACGCTGTGGTCGAAGACGATGTCGGCGTGACGTTTGTCAACGTGCCACCACCAGCAGAATACGAACCAGACGCCGCTACTTCGTCAGTAGCCGTGTAGTCTGTAGTCGCTGCGGTAAACGAAGCATTGTTGTCGTACAGAGCGATCTTAAAAGCGTCCTGTCCGTTAGTAAAATCGTGTTGACCTTTCAAGAGTTCTACCTTGAAAGACGTACACATGAAGTTTCCAGTAAAGGCCATGGTTATAGTCTCCTTATGAGTTCAGCCAGATCGGGATGTCCCGCGTCTTTAAGTGTGTTATACACTGTTGTGCGGTCACTGCGAATAGCCTGCCGCATATAATATGCAACAACCTTTTCGATGTGCTTAGAGAAAGCACGGGCTTGGTCCCTAATACCTGGATGGGTACTATCGGAGACCGAAATCACTTTTTCAACGCATTGCTCCGCTAACTCTTCCGGAGTAAAGCCTCGGTTCTCGGTGGTTCTAACGCCAACGATGGGGTTATTCTTATCAACTTCTACCTTAAACTCAAACATTATTGTTTAGCCCTTATAACTCTACCAGTACGATACTCGTCGGTAGTTTCTTTAGCTTCACCCAGCATTTTAAGGCCAATCAACGATTCTTGGAAGCGTTTATCGTAAACGCCCATCAGATTTGGATCACCCTTCATGTAAACATACGCCTCGATCAACGACGCATATAGCAGAGTTAACTCTGCATTTTTACTCAGCCAAGTCGTGCCCGTGTCCGCAAGAGCCGTTATGCTTTGCGGACGGTAGTAATAGTGCAACTCCATCAAATACGAGGCTTCTGGAGTCGGAGCCAACAAGAAGTTATCAACGTCGAAGATCGCATAGTACCGAGGTGTACCCTCTGTCGTAGCATCCGGCGTGTACGTTTGAAGAAAGCTCACGTCTTTGAACTCAACGAAAACCTTATCACTTGTAGCCGGATCCACATAGCTCAACGAGAACGGGGCCAAAAAGTCTGATGGGCACGGCAAATACTTCGTAGACGCAATCGCATTTGCTGTAGCGTTCTTGCGGAACAAACTCAGCTGCACATTCTTTAGAATCCGCTCTTCAGCCTGACGGATAAACAAAGGAATGTTACGGATAAACGATGCCTCGTTATTCTCCGTGTAGTCTTCGATAGCTTGTTTAAGCTCCGCGTATGTAAAACTCATGTTGTCACCACCGTTACTGTTCCAACTGAGCCTTGAGCGACCAAGTTGTCAGGAGGGCTGATACCTGGGATGTACGCAAAACCAACCGGATTCCACCCCCACTGTAACGCCCTTTGCTCCGCAAGGCCAGTCTCTGGTCTCGGACTCATCAGTGCTTGAGGATCAGGAAAAGCCTTGGGCGGGAACAACTGCGGCTGTTTTGTCTCGAACTCATCAGGGCCGACCTTGGCACCAGTCCACTCTACCTTCATCTCACGAAGACGGTAACGGCGACCAGACCGATCAGATATTCCCCAAGCATTTTTTCCCGCAGCGTAAGGCATTAGACCCTCAAGTAACTCAAGCTAGGCTGGAGCTTCAACGGAGTACGGCCTTGATCCTCGTCCGCAGCACGTTGGAACTCTTCCTCATAAATCGTCTTTAACATTTGAACCCGATCAGGGGCACGTTTGACGGCCATGTAGTAGGCCAAACCCGCAACCATACAAGGGTAAAACCGGAACGGCATGTCCGTTGTATTCACCAAGTCGTCAGCATCTTCGATCCTGCGAACATAGTAATAACGAATCTGATCCGTTGAGTTTTCAGGAACAGACCAAAGATACAGCTTGGGAGAAATCTGGCGATCTAGCCAGAACTGACTTGGCCTGCCCTGCGTTGTCTTGTTTGGCAGAGTAGCATAGTCTCCACGGCTGATCCGCTGCACTTCGTAGTCTGTATTGTTTCTACGCAGGACAACGTCTAATAGATCAACAACATCGGACTCTAAACTGTATTCTTCTGTGCCTTGTGTGACGGTGAAGAACGCCTGCTTTACCGTCCACAGGTTTAAACCCCGGTTAGCCCATTCAGCAAACATCAGGTTCAAAGACCGACGCGCTGTACGAGCGTCATAGCCAGTGCGGACCTCTAATCCGCACCGCTCGTATGCTTCCTCGATGATCTCACCAACATCAAGATTGAAGTCTCTTGAACCTGAAGTTGTCATTAGTACTCCCCAGCTTCTTTAAATCCGGACATCTGAACACCAGTGTTACAGCCCATGACTTTGCCACCATCGCCAAATTTAACTTCGCCGCCGCGCATCATCTTAACAGGACCGCCACGCATCATGCCTTTGACAGGGCCGCCACGCATCATCTTAACTTCGCCACCGCGCATCATGCCTTTGACACCTCGGCCTTTAAGAACATCTGCTTTTGTGACTTTACCGTCTCCGGTTAAATCTGGGAACTTCTTACCTGGCATTTTAAATACTCCTTTGTCTACGCATTAGTACATGCCGTTTATAGTCATCAGGCTCATAATTTTTATAGTAACCTAGTTTCTCAAGTTTTGCAGCAGCATTTTCAAGCTCCGTCCATTTCTGAATGAACACGACAGTTTCTTCCACTCCCATGTACGCCAACAACCACAAGTCAGTTTTAGTCAGATCAAAGAATTTGTTTAGAGCCATGCACTGGTCTTCAAGATCGACATATGTGTTTTCGTATTTGTAATCAAAAACCATCGACACCTTGTAACCAGAAGACGAAAAACCCACGCACTCGCTAAGAACCTCGGACCATAAGTCTGAGGAAATAACCGTTTTTACTTCTCCCGCCTTAATAGCAGGCAACGCAAAAGGGCAAGCAGCAACTCCGTTGTTGTGCTTCGTTGGTTTTGCCAACTCTTCTGCCCACTCACGAATCAAAACACCCTCACTAATCCGCCGTTAGCTTTCCAGCTAATCCGCTTAGACGACTTCTTCTTTTTAGACGCCGACGTAC